ACTTGATACTACCTATACCAATATCAATAGGGTCATCGTCCAGAATTTCCAAAGCTGTTTTTGGGAAAAAATTAAAGTAATCTCCTGACCTGGACATGATTATTGTATTGTCGGTTATAAAACTTAGCCTGTCCTGCTGAAAGAAAAGATTGTTTATTGGTTGACCTATAAAACTGGGAATTGGTGCTGAATTATCGTCCCCAATTAATCTGTCTTCCCACAAACAGGGAGCAACTTTAAAACTACCGTCATACCACCTGACTATTTTGTGAGGCATTGTAGCAGGGTCTAAAGTTGTTTTGATGTTATATCCTGTTGACTCTTCCCATGTTGTGCCGTCTGAATATACATAGTAACCTTCAACCTGACTGTAGTTTGACTGCTGTATTCTGAGCTTAACATCAGGCCAGTAGGAAGCAGGCCAAAGGTCTTGAAAGGTTGGGACAGAACCTGCCCTTACTTTGATACCTCTTCCTGTTACTTTAAGGCAACCATTGTGTAATGAAAAGGAAGTCCCTAGAGCTGTACCAGTGTATTTTGCTCTGACTACAGCACCTTTTCGCTCTACTGTAAAAATTACTGAAGTTGTTGGGGGGTTTGTTCTAGCACCTATAAAAGTACCTGCTGCCCCACCACTGGTTGTTTGCCACGTTCCAGAGACTCCAAAACTCTTATGAATTTGCCCTACAAACTTATAAGTCTCTGGGGCATTTATGGACATCATTTGAAGTGTCCCATCAGTTAAGACGCTCCCCCCTACATTCCATGTACTCCCAATAGTTCCTGTAATTTCTCCGGCTGTTGTTACATTAATTCTGAAAGTCATACTTGACGTAGCCGGAGGGGTGGAAGTTCTAGTCACACTCACAGTATAATCAGCGTCAGTTCTATAAGGGTTATCATAAACTATATCCCAACCATTACCATTCCATGTGCTGGTGAAACCGTCAGCTCCTGCACCAAACTGTAATACCCCTGTAACTAAATTAACAGTGCCTCCATTATTATCCACTACTGAGCCGTTACTGTATACTTTTTGATATAAGAAAGAGCCGTCTTCATTCACGGTTAATCGAATAGTGTAAGGGTCGTCTAATACACGGTTATACACAGGGTCGCCCTCAAAAACACCTATATAGGCACTTGTGTACCCTTCAGTTCCCCATGTACCAGAATAATCCCCAGTGTACTTGAAAGAAACTTCGTTCCCCCAATCAGTATTCAGGAGAGTCTCCTTAATTAATTCAGCCACATCATCAATAGTAGCATTGTAGCCGTCTGTAGGCGAAACTGTGACAGTTTTAGTTCCCAGAGTAATATCAAAAGATTTTTCATACCAGTTATCGACAACAATAAACACTTCCCCCTCATCAATGTCTGGAGAAACATCATTTGTCATCGCAGGGGTTTTATTTTTGTTAACCACAAAAGTAGTGTCATGGACAGTCAGACATTTAATTTCTTTTCGTGCGTCTGAAAGTCCTTGAAGATATTGCTTTACTCCGGAGTCAGGATAAAATCCTCCAGTATCTGTAATATGTCCATAATCAACCAACAAATTAACTCCGGTATTTAAATCAACAACTTGTAGAGGTTCTTGTGAGTCCCCTGTAAAAAACATAATATATTCTTCAGATACGCCTCTGGAAATACCATGCAATTTACACATTTAAAAATTCTCCATAATTATCTGAAATTCCTCCCCTTCTTCTTCTAAATTGAGCGGGCTTGAAAAAACTAATTTAAAATTATAAGGTGCATCAAATGTATAGAAGTGTAAGTACTCTATCGTATTAACTGTAAACACAGGTAATTTACATATTAAAACTGTTTTTCCATTTATAGTGGTGTGTTCCACAGTAAAATGATTTTTAGTTTTATTTTGAGTATTTACTTCAACCTGTAAAGTCTCTTTAGAATTTAAACCTTTTTGACCTCCTAAAACTGTCTTTACAGCTTCACTTCCTACACCATAAAAAGGACTGAGTAGCCTTGTTAACGTTACTGGAATAATCTCATCTTTATAACTTACTGTGATATTTTTAGTTGCATTATTTTGTAAGAATGGGAAAATTTTTAACGTGTAAATAATTGTTAAACCCTCATCTGAAGTAATCCTAAAAACTTTAGGATTCCCATTGACATCTTTTAAAAGACAACGACTTAAAATATTAGACACAGTCCCTACAGACAGTTCAGAAATTGTACAATCTCCTAATTCTCCTGTCCCCCAAGAATATTCGAAAGATACCTGACCATATTCTGTTGTGATTTCTCCAACGGGATTTGGGTTTTTAATTTTAGTAGATATGAGTTTTTCTAACTGCGTATCAGAAGGTTTGGGCGGTGTAGTCCCTCCCCCTACCGAACAATACTTAAATCCTTCTTCTTTTATTACTGTAGTTTCATTTTTTAAAAAGTCTAAACCAAAGTCTGTTATAAGATTAGAAACTATTGTTTGTTCTAATATTTTCCCTTTTTCTGTTTTTTTCTGAAGTAAGTATTCCCCTGTAATAATCATAATTTTTGTCTCAACTCTTCTGCTTTATCTTCTGCTTCCTGAATTCTTGAAACCGCCTGAGCTGAAAACTGTTCTGGATTGCTTATCATATCATGCTCTGTCCTATAGTTGCAAGTTTATTAAAATATGTCGTGCTTGTTCTTTACTAATCAAGCTGTTGTCTTAAAACTTGAGCTTTTTCTTGTCAAGCTGTTGATAAAATACCAATAAAACTAAACTTATAGCTTATACCAATAGTAGGCTATATAATGATAGTAAACCATAGACAAATAGACCATACATAGCATGGTTTGCCTTGTCTTGTGGTAAAGTTATCTTTTGGAAGTATTGTTTTGTTGTAATCTATATTCCTTTATTAGCTATTTATGCCTAAAAAACTATATTTTAAGTTTGTTGTAAATCCAGAGGTATTAGTAATTATTATGTAACCCCATTCACCAGCAGTAATAGTAAAAGAAGCACCTCCACTCTTTCCATTATCAGAACTTAATACAGTAGCTATAAAATTATAATCTCCAGTTTTTTGTATAAAGTAGACACTAGAGGTAAACTGATTGTTTTCATCGGCTGATTTCACATTCTTAATAAAAAGTAACCCAGTAAAACTCTTTAAAAATATATTTAAATTCTCACCATTAACCAAACCAGTTTTATATTCAGACAACTCTTTCTGATTAGCTGAAACTAATGCAAAATCTTTACTAAAAACTTCATCAGGACTATTAATAAGACCTACTCCTTCTGTTACAATAATAGTATCAATTTCCATCGTACAGGTACCAGAGCCCCCATATAGGAACAATAAACTACCAAAACCACTCGTAGTCTTGCTTGATAATCTAGTTATTAGCCAATCATCTCCCTCATTAGATATTACTTGGGAAGCTTCGCTAGTTCCATAGAGTTGTAATTTAGCTTGCCCTTCTGTGCATCTCCACTTAACATATATACTTATAGATGATGCAGTTAAAGTAAAACCATTTCTAGCCAATGAGTTAGTAGATGTTAATTCAAGATTACCATCAGTATTAATAGACATATCAAATTTAATTCCAGTTGGGCTAGTCCCTAAATGATTTACACATTCTTCTGTACATTCCCAATCAGGAAATTTATTTTCAACACCATTAAGAAGTGGCAATACATTATAATACCTATTAGAAGGAAGCCCAAGAGTACCTTTAAATGAAGTTTCATTGTCAATATTAAAATTTGTTGCTGGAGGGGTATAGATACCATCTATATATAATATACTGTTCACTGATTCAATAATTGGTTCAGTATAGCCTTCCCAATACCCGCCATTTATATTTACAGCTTTACAATTAGTAACTTTTATTCCTTGATTCTGGAATTGACATCCATTAAATGTTACACCATCTCCATCTGTAATATCAATAACTGGACTAACGGGAGAACTCATGAAAGAAGAACAGTTGCTGAATGTAATTGCATTAAAATTCTCTCCAGTTTCTGCGATAATACCATTAGTACATTCTCTAAATGTGCAATTAGAAAACATAGACCAATAGAAATTTTTATTCACAAGCATTGCATTATCACAAGGACCAAACCATACATTGCTAAACTTATTATAATAACTTCCTTTAGATGATGTACTTATTAAGTTTGTACCATCGATTGTAATGTTCTCTATGCTCACATAGTCTGCTCCATTAAGCAAGATACCATAAGAGTCAGATGTAGTTACATTAATCTTTGTTCTGTACATATTCTCACCAAGCAATCTAGTATAATAAAGCAAAGATATAGACTCTTTCAGTGTGTAAATACCACCAGCAGGAAAATATACTGTACTATTATTATTTATAGCAGTTTGAATAGGCTTGGTATCATCACTTGTACCATCACTTTTAGCACCAAACCATTTAACATTAACAGCCCCATCATATTGTCTAACCCAAACACCACTTCCAGCATTAGCACTATCAAACCAAGTATCTAATTGAGTCTGATTGTTCCAGTCTGTAGGAAATACAGCGGTAGGGTCAATGACTGTACCACCATTATGTTCTGTTTTAGCTTTTGTATCATCCCAATAGAATACACCACCACCACCTATTGCGTCTGAATGATAACTCTTTATACTTATTTGTTCATTTTTAACCAAACCAATCTGTAAAGTAAGGTCTTGCATGGAATTAAATTGATTAGGTGTATTTAGTTCTCCATAATTTATTAATTTACCATTTGTTATGTTATTAGACCTATCGAACCAAACAACCCCAACACCGAGACAATCAACTGTTTCTCCACCTAAGTCTACTGGTTGGTCTATAATTAAACTCTTTCCTAATGAAGCCATCACATCTATAGCTGATTGAAAATCTGAATATCTTGAAACATATTGTTTATATAATAGGTCTTCTACAGGCTGAAATATCTCAATCACAGAAGTGTCTGAAACTTTACTGATAATTTTAACTTTAAATTCTTGAGCTACACCGGACTCTGGGACAGGGATATAAGTTTCAGGATAATTACCAATAATAATAAAAGCTCCTGAAGAATCATAAACACCGACCTCTCTGATAGTGAACCCTCCACTTTCTGAAGGTATTTCCCCAACTGTAATCAGACTGGAAAAATCAGAAGAATTAAGAGACACTGAAGTAATCGGAATCCTTAGTAGCTCATTTTTTAAACCTGTTTCTTCTCCAGTAGGTATATAAGGACTTCCTCCTCCATCCCCTATAGCTATTTCTTTAAAAATTATTGTAGGGTTACCAGGCATAAGAGCTTGAGCAACTTTATCCTGTCCTACAATTGTTAATTTATTTCCATACTCCATTAAACCTCCTCTGGATATACTGTTAAAATTCGTGAAATATTAGTCATACTGCCAAAATAGAAAGACCTTGTTTGTATGTTTTTATTGACAGAATTAACTGTTATATTACTGGACAGATGGAGACCTTCCTCAAATAAAGTATCCATCCCTGTTTGAGAAAAATCCAAGTTGTCCAGCAGAAGCTCACAGGGAGGTCTCCTGTAAATACCCTTCACAGGGTCGTTAACCATGTTTTCCTGTGCTTCACATTGAGTCTTCAGTCTGACTGCCGGAGTTTGCTGTGATACCCCTCCATGTAATCCTGGAAGAGTTTCTTTAATATACTTTTTTATTTTTGCCCTCCCATGTTCCAGAGCATGTTAGGGTTAACCGTAGAAGCATCGTCAAAATCTTCCATGTCATAAAAAGCTCTGATTTCATCTTCTTTAGAAATCCTGAAAGTTGTAGTATCGGGATTAACTTTGTCCTGCAACTTCCGGCAGGCTTTAGTCAGGATATAATTCTGAACAGGATAAGGGCACTCTTCAAAAGGTATATATAAGACAACAACAAGTTCTTCATTTTCAAGTACAATAGGCTCTTTAGTTTCCACATCAATAATTGTGTCCTGAATCAAGAGCCACCCTTCATTATCTATTTTAATAATGTTGGTAAAATCTTCAGGGATTTCTGTCAGCACTTTCTTGTTGAACTCTGTAGTATTTAATACTTCAAGAGTTGTCTTATTCAGATAGAGTTCTGCCAGTGTTCCTTCAGGGGAACTTTCAATAGCTTCTGGAGGCATTTCCCCCATAGCCAGATAAAGTTCCTGAATGGCTTCCAATCTGGTTAATTGTTTCATTTGTATTTCTCCCAGAAAAAAATGGATAGACCGAAGCCTATCCATTAGTTTTTTATACAGGTGTTCTTGTACGGAGTTCAACAAGACCTTCAGGTCTCAGCCAACCATGTCCTACTGCCATTTTAGTCAGAATGAGCCAAGCCTGCCTTCGCATGTCCCAACCAGCTTCAGTAGTCATTTCCATAAGCTTAACTGTACCGATAGCATCTTCAACCCATACAATACCACTTGTAGTGCTAGCATTGACGGTATGATAAGGGTCATAGTTTGCGTCAGTTTTCAGAGTCAGGTTAGTAGTTGGAAGGTTGTTTGAGCGTACAAGGTGAATGTTTGAAATCTTAGGGATTTTACCTGTAGCGATACTTCCTTCGCCACCGTAATCCCTGTGAATTGGAGACCAGCCGTTGGTGTCTGCGTTCTTGGTAAGAACTGCATAGTCAGCAGGCTTCAAAGCACAGTAAACAATTTCATTTTCCACATCTACGTCATTATCATAAAGAGCCTGTTCAGCAGCATAGATACCGTCTACCAGAGCTTTCATTCTGGTAACTTCATCAGCAGCACCAAAATTAGCATCTTCAAGAATAGTACCTCCAGGCATGTCGTCAGTGAGACCGCCAGCCCTCGCTCCAAGTATGATTTCCTTCATAATGTTCATGTCATACTTTTTAGCCATAGTGCCTGCCATCTGTTTTGCATAACGACTTCTTACGTCCCAATGAAGCATAAGCTCATCGAGATTATCCACATAAATATCTGAGATAAGCAGAGAATCGATTGGAACGTATCTGTTGCCATGATTTACGCCCTGACCTGTAAGCTCGGCTCCAGGGGTATGGTAGTGTGCAGAAATACCTCCTACAGCAGGGAAGTCGTAACCTTTACCCTGTGTAATACCTTTAACAAAATGTTTTCCGTCCATCGTAACTCTTGGGATATACTTGGACAGTACTTCTCCAGAGAATTTTTTCTGAAAAAGTGCGAGTTCATCACCGGTCTGATTAATCTGACCGAGTCTGTTTGGTGTGGCATCAGCCAATTATTAAGTGTTACTCCTTGTTTGTTTGTTGTCTTCACTAAAAGGTGTCTTAAAAGTTATATCCGCAGATATAATCAAGTAAGGCTTTCAGTATAAAAGTGACTCCGCTGGGTGCGGCACTATTGCCGTGCAGAGTGTTGTTTAAAAAGCTGTAGTTTTCTTCAGTTTTTCTTCTACAGCTTTACGGTATGCTTCGTCTGTATCGTAGCGAGGGTCTGACATATCTCTTGCCATTTCAGCTTTAGAATTGTAACCCTGTACAGTAGACTGAGGGACTTGTCCCTGGTCGATAATATTAATAGTGTTTCCTTTAGCCTGATATCGGGCTTTTACAGCTTCCACTGCCAGACCTGCCTGAGCTTTATCGCCTGAGCTTAGAGCTGTGTTAAAGAACTTGATTTCATCTTCTGTAAGATTTATTTTACCCCATTCAATAAGAGCCTTGTAAGCCTGTTCTCCTCCGGCGACATCAAATAAAGATTTTTTGAAATCTGTTGCTTTACTGTTGAGTCCCTGAAAGTAAGTCTCCATTATTTTTTCATTGGAGAATGTGCCTTCCAAAAGTTTCTTTTTAGTTTCAGGAGACAACTCACCATTAGTGAAGAATTCCTGCTCACTTTTAGCAAGGATATCATCAGGGATTGTAAGGGGATTTTCCGGTGGAGGAGGTTCAGAATTACCATTGGAAGAACTCTCAGGAGGTTTAAAAGCTTCCTTCTCTAAACTCTTATAAAACTCTTCAAGATTACCAGTCTTCTTTTTAGCCAGTTCCAGTATACCTTTAGCCAACTCATCTTCAGATTTATATTTTCCGGCGTAAAGTTTTTCATCGCTGGGAAGTTCCTGCGGTTTGTCCTGTGGTTCTGACATTTAATTCTGAATCTTTGTAAGTGTTTTTGTGAGTTTAATCTTTTTACCTTTAGGTTTAGTTGCAGTTGTTCTGGCTGTTCTTGTATTGTCTTTTACTATTTTTTCCAGTTTATCTTCAGATTTTCTGGCTACCTGTACGTCTGCCATTTATTGTTCTCCTTTTGCTTGTTGTTTATAACCTTCAGCTCTACCCTGAGCTTGAGCCTGAGCTTCCAGTGCTGCTTGTTGTTCCTGCATTATTTGTTTTTCGGATTTTACAAGACCTTTAGTCTGTATACCCATATTTGTTGCTGTACGTTTCGCATATTCAGATTTACTTAGAACCTGAGCTGTAGCTTCAGGCCCGAAAATAACCTGCAATTCTTCAGCGAATGCTTTCAGCTTTGCCTGTTCGTGAGTCCTTCCGAGTGCTTCAAGTCCTGTAGTAATAACTGGCGTATAAGCATCTTCAGGTAAATCGGAAGGAAGTGTACCTGCTTCCTGTAAATTAAAAATTGAAAGTTGTACTAAAGGGAGCTGAAATTCTTCTGCAAGTAAACTATAAAGACCACCAAGACTGTCTTCCAGTTCTTGTGCGAGTTCTCTGATTTCAGTTGCAGTAACCCTTTCGCCGTCTCTTTGGATTGTAGCTTTCAATAAGAAGGCTTGAGACAACCTTCGCTCAATCTTGTTTAATTCATTTTGGGCTACGGAAAAGTCGTGATACTTGTCTACTCTTAGAGTGCTTACATCTTCAGCTCTGCCTGTAATAACATCCATGTTTTTAGCGTCAGTAAGAGCTTTCTTTTTAGTTATGCCGTTACTGTCAACCATGAACAGCAGTTTGGCAGCACCTAAAGCACCTTCTTTCAGAGCTTTACTGTAATCTTCCGCAGTCTCAAAATCTCCCAGGTACTTTTCTACCATTCCTCTGCCGTAATCTCCGTCCTGACTGGCACGAAGAACAACAAAAGGAAGGTTAACAAAGTCTACTTCACCTCCAACATCAGGGACTTTATGTTCCTCAATTTCCTGAGACAAAACAAACTTATCTTCTTTTCTTTCAGCTCTGGTGTACAGGTAAATCTCTTTTTTGTCGTCTTCAATGAGCGGTCGGAGTGCTTCTGGCACAGCTTCTATTCCAATTTTTTCTTTGGTAATAATGTCCAGAAGGTTTCCGATAGAATCTCTTTTGACTACATACTGGTCGAGCCTGAATAGCTTCATACCTAAAGAGTTTCTCTTTTTTACTACCTGATAAAGATTGTTTGTCTTTTTGTCGGGAGGCAGATAAACCAGAGCATTTCCGGTAATAAGTAAATATAGAAACATATTGTAGGCTGGTGACCTGATGTTCTTATTTCTTATCCACTCATTAACCAGTTCTTCAAAATCCTGCATAATGACTTGAATATCAGACTCATTGATTTCCCCTACCTGTGCTTTAATTTCCTGCTTGAGTTCTGCCGACAAAGAAAGCCTGAAAAAACTGGTAGAAGGCGGTAGAGTTGTCAGCCAGAGTTTTGAAGCCAGACTTTCAACCAGTAAAGAACCTAGAGCCTGATAAGGTTTATAAAGTTCTGTGTTGTAATCAGCTTCAGCAGGCGGTAAGATATAAGGCAGGGTAAGTTCTGCACATCTTCTGACTCTGTTCAAGTGAGCTGTACGTTCAGCATCTCTCTTCAGCCAGAGACTTTTTATACTTTCATTTAAAATTGTCCTAAACCTGTCCTTCCTGTGCTTCCTCCAGTAATATTGAGAGGTATTTGCAGGCTCCTGATTCCTAAATTTCTTCCTGACTTTCGCCCTTCTGTATATTTACTTCCAGGAGAATACATTATTTCAGGTGTTTCCCTTTCATATTTTGGGGCGTATTCTTCAGGTTCAGGGATATCAGGAAAGTCTGGCTGTAAAAAAGAAAACTTGGTAGCGTCCCCCCACCAGTCTCCTAATTGGTCATGGAAACGTCTGGTTTCTCTATCAAACTTACGACCAAAACGCTTTGCCTCATCTTCGATACTATCCCAAGCATCTGAAACAGCGTCTGTTACATCGTCCCAAGCATCTGAAAAAAAGCCCATTTAAATCACCTTTGTATCTTCCCCAGCTTCTTTAAGAAGACACAACAAATCATCAATAAGCATACGCTTACCTGCATAAGCAAGGGCTTCGTCTCTTCTTTCACCTGGTTTAATACATCTATGAGGAAACTCTTCGTCGAGCTTCTCAATCAAATCACTTGCATACATTGGTATCTGTTCCATAGTACTCCTTTAATTAAAAGACTTAATGTAGTGTCTTTCAGTTTAATCTTTAATGTATCTAAAGCATGACTTACAGTGAATCTAAAGATACTCTTATAGTTAATCTTCAGTATATCTAAAGATACTCTTATAGTTATACTTATAGTATATTTCTCCCCTGTGGCTCTTCCCCATAGTGTCGACTTGGGCGAAAGCCTTTATTGACAAGGCTTCCAGAGTTTTACTTTTTGCTCATTTCCGTCCCAGTTTTCGACACGCAGAATACGAGCCATTCTTGCCTGAGTAAGAGCATAAGACTCTGTCAGGTTCTTCTTTTCGTATTCCTCTACTATCCGCTTCCAGACTTCCCTGTGATTATCTCCTGTAAACACTTCAGATACTATTTTACCTGCTTTAACTTTTCCAATACCTGGCACACCTGAGTAACCATCTACAGTGTCACCTGAAAGACATTGCTCATAAAAGAACCTGTCAGCTTCAAACTGACTGATTACTTCCAGTTTTCTGTCTGTAAAGTTAAAGTAATGTCCTGGAATTTGTCTAAGGTCTTTATCTATTGTAGCTATAATATAACTGTCAGGAAACTTTGTAGCCAGTATTCCCATACAGTCATCAGCTTCAAGGACATCTTTTTGCTGAAACTTGTAGTTAGTCTTCAGGTGTTCCTTTATTTCATCAAGGTAAACAGGCTTTGGTTTGTCTTTTCGATTATGTTTGTAAGTACTCAGCAGGTCATACCGGAAGTTTTTACTGCCTGACAGACAGACAATACAATCTTTGGTTTTTGTATCTGTAAGTAAACCTTGAATGTATCTGTCTGTGTCAGCCAGTGCATCTGGAAGAGGGTCAAGCCATTCTGATTTTAAAGTATCAGACCATTCTATTGAATTTTCAGACTTAAACCCAAAGCGGTATAAGAGGACATCACCATCAATCAGTAATATCAATAGCGATGTTTAGTTTTAAGTTTAGTTCTTCACCTTTGATTAATTTATAATCATCCAATCCAAAATCTCCCCAAAATACTATATCTTCTTTTATGTACTCCAGAGCTTCTTCTAAAGTTTCAAACTGAGCCAGTGCGTCGTCCCAATGTTTAACCCAATACATTTTGTTCCTCCATTGCTTTTCTTAGTGCTTGTCTGTAATGTCTTGCTTTATCTGTACCCCAAACAGCTTTTGCTGATTTACTCTTAAACCATGCAAAAAGAGCTTTTCTGTCTTTATGCTTAGGGGTTAATTTTAATACTGTTCTAGCCCATGGAAGTAGGCAGTTTGCTTCAAGTTCCATGTATCTCCTTTAAGTTTTTAAAAATATGTACAATGACATTCACTGTCCAGGCATTGCCAATACATTTAAACCTCTAATATCTCCTGATTCCCACTAGCCAGATAAATACCATATTTGGTCATGTAACCAGGCAGGTCTTCCCGATACGCTCCGATTTTAACAAATTGAAAATACGGGAGTATATCTTCAGGAATATCCCTGTAGTGAGTCCACAGCCAGAATGGAAGTTCTGGAAAGTGTTCTTTAAGTTTTTGAATGAATTGTTTGAACTGGTCTTTTGGTTGGTCTAAAGGTTCTCCGCCTAATATCCAGATAGAATTAATGTAGTTTCTGAATCTTGTTATCTTTTCGATAAGATTAGTGATATTAAGAGGAGTTCCAAAGTTAAAATCCCATGTTTCCGGTGAGTGACAGCCTGGACAATGTGGTGGGTTACAGCCTGAAAGATAAATTTCAAAAGCTTTAAACTTCAGGTTGTACTCTGTACCTGCAAGGTTAATAAAACTTCCTTTCAGGGAAATCTTTTTCTCTTCTTGTCTTATGCCAGTCTGAAACGTTTGTAAGAAATCCTACTACCCTCGTGTACCTGTCAGTAATTTCTTTCCCACACCAGCATTTTTCCCTTGTGCCTGCTGTCATGTGTCCTGACTTACATTTATTCAGAACATAGTTTTTAGCATAATATACAACACCTGCTTCAGCACACATAATAGTCAACTGCTCCGCTTCTTCAGCGGTTATCGGATTGTCAATATTGATATGAAGAATACTGCCCCCAGAACACTTCCTGTCAAGCTGTCCTTGAACGTAAATCCTGTCCAGTAAATCTGCCTGTTGTTGTAAAGGAAGAAACTGGTTGGAATAAAAAGGAACTGTTACAGGTAAACTAAAGTACTTATCTTTTTCTACCAATTTGATAGCTGAAGTTTCACTTGGGGTCTGCTCTATATTGTGAGGATAACCTGTCAATGCTGCGTAAGTTTTAGTCACATCATCAATAACT